TATACTCGTATGGATTTTTTCCCGCTACAATTTTCTCACCTGATCCAGCTCTTGTAATGATTGTGTCCTCTGCTGTGTTGTCAGTTAATTCTACAACTCCTTGCAAAATGATTAATTGCCCTTTTTGTTGCAATTCTTGAATGTAAGCCAATTCCAGAGAACGTGCCTCATCAAATTTAAGACCTCTTTCAAGTAGGCCTAATGTTGTTACTCTTTTAATGTCCTGTTTGCAGTTTTTCAGACCAGTTCCTAAAACTTCTGATGCGCTGCAATTTACCGAATTTACGATGTTAGTTAATGCCATTTTTAATTAAAATTTATAGTTTTTAAACAATTATCTTTGAAGTAAATATCCAATTCTAAAATGATTACATTCCAATTGTCAATAGTTTTTGCATTTTTACCATTATCTTCGGAATAGTTTGATCGTCTTTGTAATTTATACTTTCCTTCCTTTATTTCTGTTGTTGTACTTCGATCCAATGCTTTTAGTATATTTTCTGCAAGTGGATTAAGTACGTCATTAAATTCTGTTTCCCAAATAATTGGGTTTGTGTTTGTTTGGTGTACTGATTGTTTTGCAATAATTAATTTTACAGATTTTTCAACTCCTTTTTTTGAGAAATTACCACTTTCTTCATTTTCAACTAACCAAATCAATGGATACTTATTACTTTGCTTTAATTGACTTAAATACAAATTCAAAGAATCCTGACTGCCCCAGTTAAATTTTGGTTGAAAACCTTGAATAGTTGGTAACTGTGCAAATAAATCCCGCAAATAATGCTCTACTACTATCATAATCCAAATTGATTTTGATTTCTGAATAAGGTCATATTTGCATCTGGATAGTCTGTTTCATTGTCAGATAAAAATTGAATCAAACTAACATACCCTAATTGCTCACCAGATCCAAACCAATCAATAACCCTTGTTGTGCCTTTATACCATACAGTTGGAAAGTAAGTATTTGTACCTTGATATTCCGATACAAAATCATTCCAAACTGTTACCAATCTTTGATTTGAATTAACATTTTGAGCGTTTTGTGAATTAATCATTTTCTCGCCTGTTCCAGTAACAACAGAAATGGAATCTTTTAACCAAGAGTAAAAAGTATATTTGGCCATCAATGAAGACTTATAAAGGCCTTCGGTGTATCTTAAGCCCTTCCACTTGTATAATTTACCCTCTTTTGTATATTCAACACCATTGACAAAATTAAGCCATTTTTGAGGCGCTAATGTATCCAGAACTCCATTTGTTATCTTACTATCCAAATCCTTAAATAAAACGTATCCCAATGCATTTTGTAATAATTCCCTACATTTTTCATCAATATATTGATTTAATACAGTAAGATTATCAGAATCCATTTCGTTAAGATTTGGAATACTTAATTCTTTGATAAAATATGTTTGGTCAATTAAATACATTTATTTTTTGCTTTTAGGTTCGTAATATTTAGCCACTTTGTCAACATTTACTAAGTGAGAAGCGAGCTGGGAATCACATTCCCAGACATCGCCTTTCAGTTTAGTTGCAAAGTCTTTTATAAACTCTACTTTTCTCATCTACTATGTTGCCAATGTAGTTAATGCAGCAGAAATAGAAGCTACTTTTCTGAATCCAGTTTTGTCAGCTTCTCTAATTAAGAAAGCTAATCTTTTACGTGCTTTCAAAGTCAACATATCTTCTGCGAAATCAGTTCCGTTGTATCCTTTAGAAACAACTACACCACCCATTTCATAGATACGTGCAAATCTTGAATCACCTAAATAAAGTGTGTTAGCTGTTACATTATTATCTTCTACGATGTTTAACGCTCCAATACGTGGATCATTAAAGTTGAAAACATAATTGTAAGTACTATCTTTTTTCAATTTCAATTTGTTGATATCTGCAATGTTCATTGCTACGAAATCTGGTTGATATTTTGCACCACCTACTGAAGTAATATCTTCAGAAACTTTTGCAATCAAATCATAAATGTTAGCATCTGCAATTCCAGAGGCAACAGCCGTGTAAGCTGGTGATGAAGTGATTAAACCTTTTAAGTTAGTTCCTGTGTTATCACCTACTACGATTTGTGAAGCCACTTTATCAAGTACGTTTGCATCTAAAAACAATTCTAATTCAGCAGCAGCCATAACCTCATCATTGAAAAACTCCTCAGAAACTGGAAGTGAATCACCGATTTTTTGCAATGCCAAAGTATAACCTTTAAATTTAGCAGTTGATTCTGCAAATGCAACACCCTCTGCAACAGAAGCGGCAGCTTTTACGGTTGTAGCTTCATCCCAGTCAACATAAGCAATAGTACCATTATGGTTACCAGCACCAACAGGAATTTTACGAAATAATTCATAAAGACTTCTTTTTTTACGTTGTAATTGACCAATACCGTCAACTAATGCAACGTGTGGATTTGTAGCAATAGAAGCTCTTAAAGTGTCAGCTTTCAAAACTACTTCAGCGTTTCCACCTTTTGCAATAGCTTTTAAAGTTTCTTTGTTTTCTTTGATTTCTTCAACAATTGTTTTAACAGTTGTAGTTACTTTCATTTCTTTTAATTGGTTTACTTGTTCTTGTAGGTTTTCGAATACTGATTTCTCAATAGTTTCTTTACCTTTCAAAGCCTCTAATTCAGCTTTTAATGTAGATACTACAACATCCTGTGCTTTGTATCCTTCAACTTTTGCGCTTAAAGCGTCTAATTGTTCTTGTGTGATCATTTTTAAAATTTGTTTAATAGTTTGTTAAATTCGTTTTCATTCATTTTTTGAGTAACTTCTACGGTTGGCTCATTTTCTGAAAGTGTGTGAACGGCTTTCATATTATTTTCAAGTGTCGGTGTAACTGGATTTGATCCAATAACAACGGCAGATCCTTCAATTAATTTCGCTTCAAGTACGGCCCAGAAATAACCTTTTTCAATTGCTGTCTCTTGATTTGCAACTTCTGGTAAATATTTATTCCAGTTTTCAAACTCTTGTGTGCTTGATGGATTATTTGCACAAAGTAACATTTTAACGTAACTCATTCCAACGCTATGATTTTTTACAAATCCTTTTGAATATTGTTCATACATAAACTCGTTACGATCTTCTTTTACTTTACTTTCAAAGATTAAACATTCTGTCTTACCATCATATTCAAAACCCAATTGTTTAAAAGTAAATTGTTGAGTAAATACGTTTAAATCTTCACCGTCTGCAATGATTTTGTCAAACTCCATGCAGTGTTCTTGCAAATGTACAATATTTTTATTCTCGTTTATAGACTTGTTCCATAAACCTTTTATATGTACATCACCGTGAGAGTCTAAAAAGTTAGTTGAATTAACTACAACTTTCACTTTTAGTTCTTCTTCAGCTTCCTGAACTGGCTTATTATTTACAATTGCCTTTGTTGTTTCAATTGGTGAAAATGAAAATGTATCGGCTTTTTTAAATGATGCTTTTTTAAATGCAATCAGTTTGTTTTGATTTTTAATGATAAAATCAATTTCCTGTTCTTTATTTTCGAACGATGGTATTTTCATTTTGTTTATCTTTTTTTAGTTGCTCTATTTCTTCTTTGGTTATCATAACTCATCAAGATTTATGTTATTTGCATCTGCTAATATTTTATTATCCAATTTTAATTTAATTACTTCTTGACGTTCCTTCTCAAACACTTGATTAAATGCCAAATGTTCCCAACTCATAAACAATTCAGAATAATTAAATTTTTCCTCAAAGGTATCTGTCAATAACTGGCCTTTTGGCTTCAAAACATATTCAACGTGTCTATTTGTTGCCTTTTCTTGATTTTCGTATGTACTACCCTTTAAATTAGATTCAAGTATATCTTTTGGAATTCCATACATTGAACCTATCATGAAATAATCATTGTAAAAACACTCATCAAGTTTTAATCTGGCTATATCATCAACAAATCTTTTTATTTCAATAGGCTTTTTAATTGCGTGAACGCTCTTGCTACTTCTTACTACTCCTTCAATATTTCTTTTTTCTACATCGGTCATGTTAACCGATTCTAAACTATCATTTTTAGCAGTAGCAACAAATTTCTGGCTAAATTCTAAATTTATATTTTTAGCATTAAGTGCATTTTCTGAATTAGAAATAACTTTGTATAATGCATCTAACCTTGAAATGCCTTTAAAACTGTTATCACTAATTGAGTTTGTAAGATCGTAAAATGGTGTAATTTCTGAAATAGGAATAACTTTGGATGTATTACCAATATTATATTTTATTGTGCCTTTTATAATATCTGAATACGTTATTTTAGATAAAATAAGACTGTTTAACTTATCAACTATATTTGTATCGAATTCAATATTCGCTGGATTTAACCATTGAATAGGTGATGTTTCATTCAATTGATTGTTTG